AGGTTATAAGAATAGGCCATAAATGGTCGAGAGGTGGGGCAGAGACAATTGCGCGTTCATTGGGTATTGATTTAAAGAATTGTTGGAAAAAGATCATTGTTGAGGGAGATGCAAAGAATTATGACCAGTCTGTTCGAGACTTCTTTGTCGACCTCTATTTTTCAACTATGGGAGTTCATTATCAAAAGGACTCTCCAGACTATCCCTTTTTTGAAAAGATAGTAAAATTTCTTTTGAAGAATATGTTAGATCGGATTACTCATCTTTTTGGGAATATTTGGGGAATTATTCATGGTGGAGTTCCTTCAGGTGCTTTTAATACTTCACATATGGACTCCTGGATTATGGCATTGTACTTTTGCTTATTTATGGTTTATCAAGTTATGACTGCTCCCATTCATCTTCAGGAGTCATTAGAGGCTTATATGATAATAGCTTTGTTTCTAGTCGTGTATGGAGATGATCACCTGTATAATAAGGGTGAAGGTTTTGAGGCTTCTTTCTTTTCTGGTACTCTGTTTGCTAAGTTCATGTTGGACTTTTTTGATGTCGAAATAAGAGATTTAAAAGATGGTATATCATTTTGCTCAGTTGTGAAGGATGGTGTCGTTATTGATATGGGTGCGACTTTTCTTAAGCATCAGTTTATTGTAAACACATGTGATAAGCCCGGTCAACCAGCGTTTCTTCCTTTTAGAGAATCTCGAGAGTTTGTTATTAGAGCTATTTGGGGAAGAGAGACTAAGCCTAGGGATTCTATTGATGTTGCTATGTCTGTAATAGGTCAAGCTTATGCGACTTATGCTTCTAATCGCGATGCTTATGAGCGTTTGAGGTATATTTATGAAGAGCTTATGTATGGGATAGAGGATATTGAAACATTGGCGATGCGTATGAAGAATCGTTTGGGTCATGATGATATAAAGAAACTTCGGCAAGTTGGAATTTCCCCTGAGGAATTGTTGCATGGCTTTCCTCACTGGGATACACTTGAATCAAAGAATACTTTAGACAAGTCATACCAGGAGATTTCTGTCCTTCCTTTGGATATCGATGGTCCTCTTGACGTCGATTGGGAGGCAGATTATTTTTAACTTTATGTTAAACCGGATGTCGGCCCGGGATATAAATCCATTAATTTGAAGCCGTACTTTTTTCTAAATTGTAATTGGTACATATGCCTCAGATGTGAGGGGTTACAAAA